CAGACTGTTCAAATGTGGTATTCCATGATCCTAAAGCAGCAAAAGTAATGATCAACATTGACGAGTTGATTCCTGCTAATGCTACTTATGCAAGCAATATGATCAACTTCAAGCCTGAGCCTGGTCAATTTATGTTTACGAATGCTTGGCTTGCTCATTCATTTACTAGACATGCATCGGCTAAGCCCATGCGGTTTATTCACTTTAACCTTGGCGTACAACTGGCTAATGTAGTTCCCCCTACTACGCCAGTAGAAGTGGTTTGAAGTACAGGATTCGGTTTAACAAGTCCAGAGGTCAAGCAGGCAGAGGTTCAATGGAGCACGTTTGGCGAGTATTCGAAGGGGAAAAAGAATACTTGCTAAAACACTTCATATTAAATGTGCCAAGCAATAGCGAGATCGAGGCAAATGGGCAGGATTGGAATGTGGTGTGTGAGGGCGTTATGACGATAGATCGTGCTACGTCAACGGCAACGATTAACAAAGGAGAGTGACATGGCTGAGAAGTGGATTCAAAAAGCAATTAAACATGCAGGCGCTTTGAGAGAGCAGTTGCATGTTCCCGAAGGTAAGAAGATTCCTGCGAAGAAACTGGCAAAAGCTGCTAAAGCTCCAGGCAAGCTTGGTCAAAGAGCTCGTCTAGCTGAAACCTTAAAGCACATGCACAAATGAGTGACGATGTGGATAAGCGTTTAGCTGTGCACGAAGCGGTCTGTACAGAGCGATATAACTCAATCTCCAAGTCCTTGATGGATGGTTCCAAGAGGATGTCAAAGATTGAGTATTTGCTTTATGCAGTCATTATTGCCGTTCTCATGGGACCTGGTGCAGCTGCTGAGCTCTTTAAAAAGATATTTGGGTTGTGATTAAATTGATCCATTCACTCTTGTTGCCCTTGCCTCTGGCGCTTTCAAGCTCTGCAAAGACGCTTGTGAAATGTACAAAGAAGGCAGGCAAATTGTTGTTGATATTGCCCATGAGGTTGATGGAGTTGTCAAAGACGTTAAGACAGTACAAAAGAAAGCCAAAGGGCTTCTTGGGTTCTTAACTAGCGTATTTGGTAAGAAAGAGGAAGAGCAACCACAAGTTGCTCAACCTACTAAAAAGACTAAAAAGAAGAAAGAGCCACCACCAGAGTTTGATGAAAACCTTATTTACCAACAGGTCAGTGATGCTCTCATCAAGTTCTTCCAAGCGTACAACGCACTGAAGAATTATGTTAAAGAACAAGAGGAGTTTGCTCTCCATGCAAATACTGATGAAGGTCAGGAAGCGGCAATTAAGATAACGATTGCCAATTTGCAGATGGAGAAGTTGAATCAGGAGCTAAGTGACTACATGGTGTATAGCGTTCCTATTGAATTAAAGGATTTATACACTAGGGTAAACAAACAAATCGGCCACATTGCCAATGTGCAAGCGCTTGCAAGACGAGAGGAAATGCTGAAGGAGCGTAAAGCAAAATGGCAACGGGAGCAAAAGGCGGATCTAATAAGGGGAAGAGTGGCGGCTTCAGTAATTACAGTGCTGATGCTGATGTGGCTATGGCTAATGATTCTCAGCATGACACATTCGCCATCATATTGATCATTGTTTTGTTGGTTGTTTTGCTTTTACTGATTCCGTTGATTGCTTGGATGTATGTGGATGTAAGGCAGATGGAGCTGAGGGTTAACAAGGCCCTACAAAGGATTGAAGGCAAATGATTAAAAAAGCCAGTTTTATATACACATCTATACTGATATGTATATTTTTCCCATTTTTGTGTACAGGTTGTGGTAATGAATATCGATATCATTGCCAAGACCCCGAACATTGGGAAGATGAAGATTGCAAAGCCCCGTTGTGTGAAGTAACCGAAACGTGCCCTTGGATGTTAACTGATGCTTACAAGCCTAAAAGACCTTAAAGAAGAAGAAGTTAACGGCATTGTCCGTTTAATGGATGCGTTATCAAAATTTTTGATAATGATAACTTTTTGCATTATTTTGTTGTTTATTGTTGGTTTTTTCGTTTATGGTGTGGTTGCCGTTGAACAACCTATGAAAGATATGGCGCCAAACGACAAATTGACACACGATTTGCTTAAAATCATAGCAACATCAATCTTTAGCGTTTTAGCAACGGTGATGGGTGCGCGGGCCATGATGCCTTTATCAGCCATGAATCCTTGCATGGGGCAAATGAATCCCATGATGAACCCTATGGGCATGAATCCAATGATGGCCCCGATGATGGCACCAATGGGGCCAACCGGCGTTATGTCTTCAATGAACACGCCTTGGGTTCCCCCATCGCCCCCAAAAACACCGCCAACGCTAGAACATGATGAAGAACGGGAAAGAATGGCGGCGGCAAGGCAAAGCATGAAAGGCTAAAAAATGTTTGGCTTTAACCCTTATGTGTTAGTAGCAAGTTTATTTGCAATCATAGGAGCGTATTTTTATGGACACCATCAAGGCTATCAAGAGTGCTATTCAGAAGCTGTGGCAAAAGTTGCAAAAGCCAACGAGCAAGCCAGAGCAAGAGAACAAGAGCTGAACGAAAAAGTCAATCAGACCGCATCTGCGTTAAAGAAGGCTAACAATGAAGCTCAAGTTAAGATTACTAAGCTCACTGCTGATGTGCAGTCTGGGGCTTTGCGCTTGTCAATCCCCGTCACCTCCAATAGTGTATGTTCCTCCAACACCACCGGAACTACCGGAGGAGATCAACCTCAAGCTAGAGCCGAACTTGACGGACAGGCTTCTGCAAATCTTATCGCCATCACCGCAGACGGGGACAAAGCCATCCGAGCCCTCCAAGCCTGCGTCACCAGTTACAACCAAGTAAGAGAATCCCTCAAGGAGAAAATAGATGATTAAGCTTGCCATTCCTCTCGCTGTTTTAGCCCTTGTTGGGTGCTCTTCTACCAGCGATTATCAGAAGTATTCCGAAACCCAAGTAGCGATTGCTAGGTACAAAGCAGAGGCTGACAAGGCCAAGTATCAAGTATTGGCTGAAGTGGTCAAGAAAGGCGATCCTGCCGCTTCTGTGGCCGCTGTAATGTCCATGCAGATGGGATTTAGTGGTGGAGGTCAAGAGCAAAAGATTGACGCACCTAGAAGTTCAGGAGATGATGCTTTCAAGTGGGCATCATTGTTGTTACCCACTGTTGTTCAAGGATTTGGCATCTATGAAAACTCTAAAGTGGCTACCACACAGTCTAATAATTCTACAGCGACTGCTATTAACACTAATGGTACGTTTGCTTCTATTGCTAATACTGGCTCAAACAATCAAGCTGCTATGGCAGCTAATGCCAATGCAGGGATTGTGAGCGTAGCTGGTGGAGCTACAACAGCTTTAACTAGTATGGCAAGCAATTCAAATACAGCTTTGACCAACATGGCTGCTACCAATGCTACCAATGTTTCGACTGCTTTGAATAATCAATCTGCTATGTACAACGGTTTGTTAAGCAATGATTTAACAACTTTAAACAATGCAGTTAACAAGTTAACTTTAGCCCCTGTAGTGATCACAAATGGTGTGATTCAGCACTGATATGAATGACAAAATAACGCTCATTTTGATGTGCTTGATAGTGGCCGTTCTTTTTCTCATTATGGTTCAAGTATGATTTCTACAGAAAAACTTCATGCGTTGGGGATAGGGCCAGAATGGTCTGAGCCTTTGACCACAACCTTTACCACGTTTGGAATAAGCGATGCTAAAGAACAGGCTGCATTTATTGGGCAGTGTTCACACGAGTGCAACCACTTCAAAACATTGGAAGAAAATCTCAACTATCGCCCCGAAACCCTTCAAGCTTTGTTTGGTCACAAGTTCAAGCCAGAAGAAATCCCACTTTACGCTCACCACGCAGAACGCATCGCCAACAGGATTTACGCCAATCGTATGGGAAACCGTGACGAGGCCAGTGGGGATGGGTATCGTTTCCGAGGCAGAGGATGCATCCAGTTGACCGGACATGATTCATATTGGCATTTTGGACAGGCTATTGGAGAGGATATTGTCAATCAGCCTGATCTAGTTGCTACACCCAAATATGCTGCTCTCTCGGCCGGTTGGTTTTGGAAAACCCACGGCTGTAATGAGTTGGCAGAAGCCCAGAACCAAGAAGGGCTATGTAAACGTATAAATGGGGGTCTTTTTGGGCTTGAAGAAAGAAATCAATTAACCCAACATGCACTTGCTGTTTTGACAGCCTAATGAGAAAATAGGTTATGGCTTTACATGCAATCCGTTTTAGACCCGGTGTAAACAGGGAACAAACTCAATATACCGCTGAAACGGTAGGTACCAATTCGTCTGCATTTAATTCCCCCAATTTTCCTGTCATAGCAGGATGGTATGCATCTCAAAATGTAAGGTTCAGGCAAGGTTTCCCAGAAAAGATTGGTGGCTGGGTTCCAGTTACAACATATACCTATACGGGTGTATGTCGATCTTTATTTAATTGGTTTAGTCTGCAAGGTACAGGACTAATAGGAGTTGGTACTAATACTAACTTCTACGTTAGCCAAAGCGGTGTTTACCATGACATTACCCCAATTAGGGGTACAGCCACATTAACCAATCCATTTACAGCTACAGCAGGTTCTGCTGTTATTTCAGTATCAGCTACAGCACATGGTGCTTTAACTGGAGATACAGTTATTTTTACCGGCGCAACGGGTTTGGGCGGGAATATCACAGCCGCAGTATTGAATCAATCTTATGTTGTAACCGTCACTGGTACAAATACATTTACCTTTACTGCTACGGCAACGGCCAATTCAACAGATGCCGCAGGATCTCCCGGTGGCGGCACGGTCACAGCAAATTTTGAAATAAACAATGGCCCAGCCATACAAGTTCCTTTAGTTGGATGGGGGGCAGGTCAATGGGGACAATCAACATGGGGAAATGGTGGAACTAGCACAGTGCCCATCAGATTGTGGAGTCAAGCTAACTTTGGCCAAGACTTAATATTTTGCCCTACAAACGGTGCTATTTATTATTGGACTTACGATTCCACATTTAGCTCTCACGGTGTAAACATTACAACTTTGTCTGGTGCTTCTGATTGCCCAACCGTGGCAAGCTTTATTTTTGTATCCGATGCAAGCCGTTTTGTATTTGCTTTTGGATGCAACACTTTAGGCTCATCAACACAAACACCCATGCAGGTTAGATGGTCAGACCAAGAATCTGTGACCATGTGGACACCATCAGCCACAAATCAAGCAGGTGGAATTATCCTTTCCCGTGGGTCTAAGATTGTTTCTTGCGTTCAAAATAGGCAAGAGATTGTGGTATTCACAGATACATCTGTTTATTCATTCCAATACATAGGAACTCCGGGCGTTTGGGGTTCCAATATTGTGGGTGATAACATTTCAATCCTCAGTAAGAATTGTGCAATCTTAGCTGCCAATATTACATATTGGATGGGATGGGATAAGTTTTATTACTATAACGGTACCGTTTACACGCTAACATGTGATTTGCGTGAGTACATTTTTTCTAATATCAATTTATCCCAATCTGATCAATTCTTTGCTGGAACCAATGAAGGTTTCAATGAAGTATGGTGGTTCTATTGTTCAGCCAATAGCAACACAATAGACAGCTATGTGATCTATAACTATACAGATGGCATTTGGTATTATGGTCAAATGGCAAGGACTGCATGGACAGATTCCACATCTTTGACCTATCCTATAGCAGCTACCTATAACAATACTCTTGTTTACCATGAGTATGGTTTAAACGACAATACAACTGGCACGGCTTACCCAATCGACTCTTATATTCAATCTGCGGAGTTTGATATTGGGGATGGAGATAGGTTCTCTTTTGTTCACCGTGTATTGCCTGATGTGACATTTAGAAATTCAACAAATACCAACCCGCAAGTCACCATGACATTGATCCCCATGCAAAACTCGGGATCAGGGTATAACACACCGCAGTCAACCGGAACAAACACAAATGTGGCAACAGTGACAAGATCATCTACAACCCCAATTGAGCAATTTACTGGGCAAGTATTTGTCAGGGTTAGAGGACGGCAACTGATATTCCAAATTGAAAACAATCAATTGAACACACAATGGCAATTGGGTACACCAAGGCTAGATATCAAACCAGATGGTCAAAGGGGTAACACATGACAATACCTGTTCAATCTGTATCTCCAAATTTACCTGCACCATCATTGCAGTATGACCAAACTTATTTTGACATTTTGACCAAAGTGCTGCGCTTGTATTTTGCAACCAATGACAACATCAATAACACATTGATCAATCAAACAGCAACCAGTCAAGCTTTGATTTGGATGAATCCAAACCTATGAGTAATTATCAAAACGTCACTCCAGTCCAAATAGCGCAAGCTGCTCTTACGACCAGCTATGCCACGCTTTACACTGTACCGACCAATCCAAATACACCAACCAGAACCTATCTTAAAGATATGGAGTTCTGTAACACCACAGGATCAGCCATCAATGTTTATGTATCCATTGTTCCC